GACGTGGAGTCGTCCGATGTGCCACAGGACATCGCCAGGGGTATCGACATCGCCGAATGGATAGACCGCGAGGTGATGGAGAGGGAAACGCTGGAGAAAGAAAAGGCGGTGGAAGGAAAGGAGGCCGAGGATGCTTCTGAACCATGACGCATACCGTCCGCTCTACACGGACAAGGAGCATCCCATCATCCTCATCACGGGAGGCCGAGGGTCGGGCAAGAGCGTGGCCGTGTCGGCTTTCTCCGAGCGGCTGACCTTCGAGTACAACCCGCAGATGGAGATAGCCCACCAAATACTCTTCACCCGCTACACGATGGTCTCCGCAGGAATCAGCATCATACCTGAGGTATGGGACAAGATAGAGATGGACGGAGTGCAGAAGTACTTCCACCGCACTAAGACGGACATACAGAACGTCATGACGGGCTCGAGGATCATGTTCCGCGGCATCAACACCTCTTCCGGCAACCAGACAGCCAAGCTAAAGTCCATCCACGGCATCACGACCTTTATCTGCGACGAGGCGGAGGAATGGACGAGCGAGAGGGACTTCGAGACCATGCTGCTCTCCATCCGCCAGAAAGGGCTGCAGAACCGCATCATCATTGTGATGAATCCCACGGACTCGGGGCATTTCATCTACCGCAGGTACATCGAGCGCAGTTTCCGCCTTGTGGACTACGACGGAGTGCAGGTGCAGATAAGCACGCACCCCGACGTGCTGCATATCCACACGACCTACATGGACAACATGGAGCATCTGGGCGACAAGTTTCTCGCCGAGGTCTCTCGCATGAAGGAGCAGGAGCCTGAGAAGTACGCGCACCAGGTCATGGGCAGGTGGGCTGACAGGGCCGAGGGTGCGGTGTTCACCAAGTGGGGCGTGGTCAAGGAGTTCCCGAAGGAGTGCAGGAAGGTGGCCTGCGGTCTGGACTTCGGATGGAGCCACGACCCGTCGGCCTGCGTGCGCTGCGGTATCGTTGGCAACGACCTCTACATCGACGAGCAGTTCTACGGCATAGGCATGGGGCTGACGGAACTCGTGGAGGGACTGAAAAAGACAGGGCTGATGATTTACGCCGACTCCGCAGACCAGAGGCTCATCAACGAGATAAGCATACGGGGTGTCGTCATACTGCCGGTGGCGAAGGGTCCGGGGAGTGTCATCGCAGGCATCGAGAAGATGAAGGACTTCGACAACATATACATCACCGAGCGTTCATTCAATATCCAGACGGAGCTGAGGAACTACACATGGGCGAAGGACAAGGACGGGAACTTCATCAACCAGCCCATCGACGCTTTCAATCATGCAATCGACGCCGCAAGGTACTGGCTGAACGGCCACGTCCTCGGACAGGTCATCAACCCGAGAAAGGTGAGCAAGTCGGATCTCGGTATATATTAGGGAGACATTATGGAGCAATCAATCGTCAATCACATCAAGAACTATTTCAAGGATGTCACGCTCAACTCCACGGGCGCGGTGGGGAGGCTTTACTCTCTCCTGCGCGACGGCGACGTGGGCCGCGCGGTGGAGATGATGAAGTCCAGGGAGACGGACATCGACAACGCCATCCGCGAGTACAACCCTCAGCTGCACGCCATCATGCGACGCAAGAACAAGTGGCGCAAGGGAGGTGACTCGTACATCACGGAGAAGCTGCCCAGGGGCAGGCAGAGGTACATCAACGAGGTCGAGCTCTTCTTCCTCCTGGCCAAGCCCATCAAGTGGATGAAGCGCGAGGGCGATGACGACGCCTTCGAGATCTACGTGGAGTACCTGGAGAAGATGCGCTTCGACGCCAAGATGCGCAAGGCGAAGCGCCTGGCGGGTTCAGAGCTGGAGTCCGCGCTCGTCTATCACGTCTATCAGGAGGATGGCGAGTTCAAGGCCGACCTGTTCGTGGCCTCCCGCTCGCAGGGCTACCGCATACGCACGCTCTTCGACCAGTACGGCAACATGATGTCCTTCGCCCTTGGCTACCAGCTCAACGAGGCGGACGGGAGGGCGCACCAGCACTGGGACATCTACACCAAGGACTGGGTTTTCCAGTGCGCGGCGCAGGCGGCGGGATGGAGGGTGGAGACGCATCCCAACCCTCTGGGCAAGATACCTGTGGCGTACTTCCACCAGCCCAAGGCGTGGGACGGCGCGGAGCCGAGGATGGAGAGGGAGGAGAGGGCTGACAGCAAGCTCGGAGACACCAACAACTACTTCTCCGACCCCATAGCCAAGGCGTCGGCAGACGTGGTGGACTCCATGGCCGACCCCGACAAGCCGGGAAAGCTCATACAGCTCTCAGGCTCGCAGTCCCGTTTCGAGTACGTGCAGCCTCCGACAGATTCGGCATCCAGACTGAGCGAGAAGAAAGACCTCAACGACTCCATTCTCTTCGACACATTCACCCCCGACCTGAGCTTCGACAACCTCAAAGGCATGGGCACGCTCACTGGCGCGGCCATCAAGAACTCCATGGTGCTGGGCTACATGAAGAGGGACAACCGCATGGAGGTCTATCACGACGCGGTTGACCGCTTCCGCAGCGTGACGCTGGAGCTCATGAAACTCATGCACCCCGACAAGGCGGCCGCCTTCGAGCGCATAGAGATAACGTTCCGCTTCCAGGATCCATTTGACGACGAGAACCAGAGCCAGTGGCCGGCCATCGCCTCCCTGTACTCGGCAGGGCTGATGTCGCTGGAGACGGGCGTGCAGAGACTCGCGCTCACAGACAGGCCAGACGAGGAGGCCGACCGCATACGCATGGCCGCCATGGAACTCCAGACCGCGCAGGCACAGGCCGAGGCTGAGGCAGCCGGAAACACTGACAACTCATCGGAAAACACAGAAAACGAAAGAAATACTTGATAATTTGCTGAAAATTTCGTATCTTTGCATAATAAAAGCGTAAAAAGCATGAAGATACTTCCTTTGACAGTTTACAAGCAATACTTCGAGTCCATCCGCAGGGGAACGAAGAGGACGGAGTACCGTGACGGGACGAACGACTACTGGGTGGGTAGGCTCTGCGACATGAGCAAGTACCCCGGCATGAGCGAGGCCGAGGTCAGGGACGCGCTGGTTAAAGGCGCGAGGCTCCACTCCGCCGGCTGGACGCATGTCCGCTTCAAGAACGGCAAGGACTACCTGCTGGCCGAGATACGGAGCATAGAGTGGTACAGCGGGCACACCACCTTCGCCATCAAACTCGGCAAGGTCACTCCCTGGAAAGGCTCAGCCCATGAGGGTCTCTGAGGTCATCCGCATGAGATCGTGGGAGCAAGTGGCGGATACCTTCTCGCTGGACGAATGGACTGCGAGGACGATCTTCGACATGTGCCGCAGGAGCGACCTCACCGCCACCGAGAAACAGCTGCGGCTGAGAGCCATGCTGGAGACGGAGCGGAGGGTCGGCGAGGTTTTCACGATAGGCGGTGACATGTACGTCACCAGGAGGGGAGGATGCCAGGACTGCTCCCTGAGAGGGCGGTGCGCAGAGGTCTTTGACCAGAGGGGACACTGTGACGGTACCCAAAGACATGACGGCAGGAGCGTGTGCTTCCAGAAGATATGAGGGAAACGGGTGTTTCCCTTTTTTTATTGCGATACTCCCTTTCCCAACGCGTCTATCTCGTCAGCCGCCTTCCTGAGCTCCGAGGTTGACGCACACCGCCAGAACCTGCCGTGAGCCGACACCAGGGCGACCATGCCCTCCTCCTCTACCGTCATCTCGTCGGCGAAGAAGTCACCCACCCTGCATCCGATGATGTCAGCTATCCTTCTCATCATCTTAACAGAGGTGTTGTCATTGTGAACACTTTGCGACAAAGAACTTTTAGTCACGCCAAGAGCATCCGCGACCTGATTCTGCGTGAAGCCTTTTTCTTTGATTACTTTCTGTATATCCATATTGTTTCGGCTAAGTATCTAACTTAACCGTGATATCAGCACCGCAATGGGGACACTTAACTTTGGCCTCCTGCTCTCCATCGCCGACCAGTTCCGGCAGCGACACACCGATGATTTGCGCTATCTCTTTTAATTTCTCTATCGTCGGATTGCCGTTTATCACCTGTGACAAAGCCGCCTGTGATACCCCCCTCGATCCGTCTTTGTTCATCATCTGTGATGCAAGCCGTTCGAGGGTCCAACCTTTGTTCTTAATGATTTTTTTAATATTCATGACTTATATAAGGTATAAATAATAATTACGATGCAAAGTTAGGCAATTTAATTCAGTTACGCAAAAAAAACACGATAAAACATAAATTCTATCTTATATTTACAAATAAATGTGAAGTTTTGTCTTATAACTGTTAATAAGTCTTAAATATCAAGTTTTAACTTAATTATTATTTGGGAATATAAGATAAATATTATAACTTTGCATTGTCCGAAAGAGAGACGGACAATCACTCGATTATTAACCTTTCAAATTTTCACGATTATGGCAACTTTCGATTTTTCAGGCAAGACACTTTCAGAGAGCATCAACATGGTAAAGGACGCTAAGATCAGCCAGACTGACAAGCGCAACACCCTCGTGAAGCTGGGCATCCGCGCCGCAGAGGCCCGCGACATCGTAGCGAGCTGGACAGCCCCCGCGACTTCTTCAAGCCGCGCTTGGACAACGACCTTCGGCGTTGAGATTGAGACTATCAACTGCCCCCGCGAGAACTTCATCAGCAACGCGGCCGCTAACGGCATCCAGGCTGTTTGGCGCGGCTACACACATGAGCACACCGCATATTACAAAGTAGTCCGTGATAGTTCAATCGAGGGTTACAACACCAACGAGATTGTGACGCCGGTGCTGAGCGGTTCTAAGGGCTTCGCGAGCCTGAAAAAGTGCTGCAAGGCACTCGACGAGACAGGTGCCGGCGTCAACAGCTCATGCGGCCTTCATGTTCACCTTGGCGCTGAGAAGCTGACAGACACAGAATATTGCAACGTATTTGTAAACTACATGTACTTGCAGGACGCAATAGACGGCATGGTCGCGCCTTCTCGCCGTGACGGTGCCTACAACAACCGCTGGTGCCGCCGCCTGAGCTACCGCTCTAACTACGTATTGGCAGCGCGCACGAAAGAGCAGATGTATAACGCTTTCAGGGGCGACCGCTACTACGCAGTCAACGCGGTGGCCTACAGCGCGCACAAAACGATCGAGTTCAGACAGCATCAGGGCTCGACCAACTTCACAAAGATTGAGGCCTGGGTGAAGTTCTTGATCAAGCTGGTCGCCTGGTCGCGCGACAACCGCCTGAACAGCAACATCAGCCGCATTGAGGACATACCTTTCTTGACTGAGGCCGAGAAAGCCTACTGGCAGCAGAGAAACCGCGAGATCAACAGACGTCGCGCTTAACCAAAGAAACAGGCGGGGTGCATCCGGCACCCCGCTAACAAAGAAAACGAATGTATAAACCTGAAACGAAAACGATATGAAAACGACATTGAGACAGCGAATGAGAGACATAATGAACGCCGCCTGGGTGTTTGTCAAGAACAACGGCATGACGCTGGCAGAGGCCCTGAGGTGCGCATGGTGCAATTTCAAGGTGCGCAAGGCGATGGCAGGCCGCGTCGTGAAGTTCTACTACATGAAGATAGACGGCAGCATCCGCGAGGCCTACGGCACGCTGGATCCCCACCGCGCGCCTGAGACGCAGGGTGCGAGACGTCCGGCACCGACGGTGCAAGTGTACTACGACACCGAAAAGGCCGCCTGGCGGTGCTTCAAGAAAGCAAACCTTTTGCGCATGGCGTAGGCATCGCAGAAAGGCGCGTGTGAGCTCACAGGGACGCGCACACGCGCATTTCGCGCAAGAGACGGACAATATATCAGTCAACAAAAAGAAACGCTTGAAACGAATAAAACAGAAAACAATATGTGTGTGATTGTAATCAAGCCCGCGGGACGGGCGATGCTGAGAAAGCAAGAGCTGAAAGAAATGCACCTTTGCAACCCCCACGGCATGGGGTTCGTGTGCGAGTCTCTGGGTACCTACAAGACGCTGGATTTCGAGGATTTCTGGCGTCATGTGAAGAGAGTGAAGAGAAGCGAGGTCTGTGTCATCCATTTCAGGTACGCGACGCATGGCAGCGTGTGCGC